GAGCTATGTATTATAGCCACAGGGAGTAAAGATCCAGTGTGGATTAAGGCACTAGAAGATGGAGAAGATCTTCATAGTGTATGTGCAGATTTAGTTTATGGTAAAGAATGGCAAGATGCAGCAGAATCTGATTGTGCTTATATGCAATCAAAAGCTAAATGCAATTGTTCTGAACATAAAAAACTACGCACAAATGTAAAGAGTATTAACTTCGGTTTAGCCTATGGTATGGGACCACACAAACTAGCTGATACCTTACTAATAACTACTAAAGAAGCAGAGAGATTAATTGAGAAATACTTTAGAGCATTTCCTGCAATTAAAAACTTTTTAGTTTCTCTTGGTAATTATGGTAAAGTAAATGGACATATTAAAACATATGCTCCATATCGTAGAATCAGATGGTTTGAAGATTGGCAAGGTATAAATACAGATAAAACTGTAATGGGTAAGATAGAACGTGCTAGCAAGAACACACCAATTCAAGGTAGTGGTGCTGACATGTGTAAATCTGCACTTGTTATGGTTCGTAATTATATCTATGAAAACAATTTACCTGTTAAACTAGTGATGACAGTTCACGATCAAATCGATACAATAGTACATAAAAGCTACGCAGATGCGTGGTGTACTAAACTTCGAGAGATTATGGAAGAGTCAACTCTAGATATTATACCATCAGGGCTATTAAAAGCAGAGACAGAAACATCAACAGTATGGAAAAAGTAGAAGACGTGACAGGAGAAGAACTTAAACCAGGAGACCATGTGACAATTCAAGGATGGAAAGGGTTAGAAGTGGCAAAAGTTAGAAGATTTACAGAGGGATGTATGATATGTGATTACACATTTGTTAATTACAAAGGGGCTAAAGCTCCAGGCAGATTACAACCTTATTTACCAAATCATCCTAATACAGCAACTAATGAAAAGTATCCTAACAGAATGTTAAAAGTTCTTAAAATAACAAAGGAACAATATGAAAGATTCGAGCAGAACCTCTAGACAACTAGAGATAGTACAGAAGTTCGCAGATAATAAAGGTAGAGGTACACTATTAGCAGCTACAGGCTTTGGTAAGACTTTCACAGCAATCATGGTTATACTAAGATTGCTTAAGTCTAGACCACAAGCTAAAGTTATAATAGTTGTACCTACTATTAACCTTAAGAATCAGTGGATAGTAGAGTTACGCAAGAACAAAGTAAAAGATCATTGTGATGTAATAGTAATTAACACTGCATATAAGTCTAAAGCTAAATGTGATTTACTTATATGTGATGAGATGCATGCTTATGGTGCTGAACAGTTTATTAAAGTATTCGATAAGATTACATATCAGTTTATATTTGGTTTGACAGCTACAATAGAGCGTACAGATGGTATGCATGAGGTATTATTACAATATGCACCTGTAATTGATGAAGTTCCAATTGAGGAATGCCATAGAAATGGGTGGGTAAGTGATTATCTTGTGTATAATTTAAAGGTACCAATGTATGAAGATGAGCAAGAAGACTATGATAAAGCTAATAAACAGTTTAGATATGCAGCAGGCCAAATAGGGTTTGGAGGCGCACAATCATTTAATGCAGCTAAGAAGTATCTAAATGATAAAAATGCTGATCCTCATAAACGTGCAATGGCAGCTATATATTACAATGCTATGCGTAAACGTGGTGATATATGCAAGAACTCTCAAGCTAAGATACCTGTAATTAAAGCAATACTTGATAAGTTTAATGACCGTAAAGCTCTGTTGTTCAGTGCATCAACTAAATTTGCAGATGATGTACAAGAAGAATTGGGTGATATATGTCTTAGCTTTCATAGTAAACGTACTAAGAAAGAGCAAACACAAATACTCAAGAAGTTTAAAGATGGTAGAACAAAACAGCGTGTGATAAGCTCAGTTAAAGCTTTGAATGCAGGTTTTGATGTACCTGATTGTTCTTTAGGTATTGTGGCTGCAGGTAGTTCTAAGAAACTTGATAATATACAACGTACTGGGCGTATTATTAGGTATGTCCCAGGTAAAACAGCAGTTATTATTAATTTATATGCACCTAATACACAGGAAGTCTCGTGGCTTAACAAGCGACAAGAAGGACAGATTGTGAAATGGGTGGATACTATAGACGAAATCACAGTATAATGAAAGCACAAGATTTTAAAGACAGACACCGACACGATAGAACTACAAAGATGGAAGATGCTCCTAGAGTAGATAGGGATAAAATAGATTTAAACGACCCTAAATATAATTGGATACAAGTGGGACATACAAAGTTTGGAAGGTTCATGTATTGCACTAACACACATGTTCGCAGAGCTCAAACTATGGGCGAGTTTTATGGAAGTGGAATTGTAGATTAATTATAAACTAGATAAAATGTTAGTACAAAAAGTACGGCGTAAAACATTTACAATACGTCCATCAGGACGTAGCACAGATTTTATTTCGCCCTCCTTTGGTTATGGCTGCTTGTATAACTGTTCATACTGTTATATGAAGCGCCATAAACCTGAAGGATTAAGTGTAGCCACCAATACAGGTGATATACTTACAGAAATAAATAACCATGCATACTTCACACCCGTGGAGAAACCTAATCAGACACATGCAGAGTATACTACATACGACATTAGTTGTAACGAAGACTTTGCATTGCATGCTAAATACCATGATTGGGAAAGAATCTTTAAATTCTTTAGAGATCATCCTGTTGCAATGGGTAGCTTTGCTACTAAGTATGTTAACCGACATCTATTACATTTTGATCCGCAAGGTAAAATACGTATTAGGTTTAGTTTAATGCCACAGTATATGTCTACATTACATGAGCCACACACATCTAAGATTATTGATAGAATAAAAGCTATCGATACATTTATAGATGCAGGCTATGATGTGCATGTTAACTTCAGTCCAGTAATTGTAGAAGATACCTGGTTAGAAGATTATGAAGAATTGTTTGAGTTACTTAACAAACACGTTAGTAATAAGGACAAGGTATTATCAGAGGTAATATTTTTAACACATAACGAGAAAAAACATGAAGAGAATTTAGTAAAACACCCTGAAACAGAGGTTCACTTGTGGAATCCTGCAATACAGGAAGAAAAAGTTTCACAATATGGTGGAACTAACATAAGGTATGCTAGACATCTAAAGCATTTGTACATAGATGCATTTAAGGCTTTACATGAAAAGATTATACCTTGGAATACAATTAGATATATTTTTTAACATAACTAGAGGAATGTGGATCAACAATACCAATAAGACTACAAGTTATGTAAATTAGGCATGAGTGATTAACGGTTAAACTCTAATAATCCCAGCTACCGAGCGTAAGACTTCGATACCAAACCTGGGAGCCTATTTTAATACGTGAGCAAGCTACGTGAACGCTGCATAACTAAAGTCCTCAACATTTAATAGCTTTTAGTGAAGTTGAGGCAAAACTTTTAAACTGGGATTTAAAAGTCAGCGTTGAAAGTATAGAGGGTGGTGGGAACTTACTCTCTTTGCTTCAACCAATTAAATAAATATAGCTATGGAGTAAACTATCACCATTATTAATGCGTATAGAAATTTTGTGAATTTATTCATATAATGAATATACCAAATAATAATTTAAAGAGTATTAACCTAATATTAAAAAACCATTAAGTATGGGCGAAATGAAAAAACTGTTTATTGAACAGCGTGTAAAAGCACATGAAGAAGCAACAAACAATATAGTAGAAGAAATAGCAAAAGCTATAGAAAAACTTACTACTGCATCAACCGAACAAGGTAAGCTTCTAAAACTAATAACTGAAGAGATTTTAACTTTAAAAAGTAAAGTAGACAAACTAGAAAACAAACACACTCATGCCTAGTAAAAATTATTTAAACTATGAACCTCTTATAGAAGAGGAAAAGGTAGAAGAACAAGAAAAAGATATGACGGGATATGTTACTACAAATATATTCCGTCTTATGTTTGGATTTGATTATCCAAAAGCCTATCAAAAGCATAGGCATGTAGAAACAATTAGATACCCTAAAACAGACGGAAGCAATGGCAAAGTTAGTAGATTTCGCTGAGTTGGGCCTTATCAAGGTCCCTGAGCAAACAGAGACTTACATACCAGTAAGTCACCAAGAATTAGTTACAAAAATTAAAGAAGCAGGTACAAAGCATTACAATACCTCACCTTTTGAGACAAAGTTAGAAATAAATCATAGAGGCCAACAGATGTTTGGTAGTATGACATTTCATGATGGCTCTCAGTTATCAGGTAGTGGTATGAATAGAAGTATTGGCTTTCGTAATTCTTATGACAAAACATTACCTATAGGTGTATGTGGTGGAGCATCAGTAGTAGTATGCTCTAACCTTATGTTTACAGGTGATATTATTAAAATGCGTAAACACACGCAGAATGTAGAAGATGATCTGGATAAACTTATACAAAAGTTATTTGATGATGTAGATCGTCGTTATGATCAATCTGTTGAAGACAAATTGACTATGGAACAAATACATTTTAGCGATACAGACGCAGGAAATTATTTAGGCCAATTATTTGTTAATGAGGGTGTACTAAATGGTGCACAGCTTAAGAAAGCAACAGATGAATGGTTTAATTCTTCCGCATTTACAGAGCGTACAGCTTGGTCTGCATATAATGCATGCACAGAAGCTCTTAAAAGTGCGCACCCTATGAATGCCTTGGAAAAGTATACTAAATTACATACATTTACAAAAGAATTTTCGATAGATCCTTATGTTGATATGTTAAAACATGAGAGCCTACCGTTTTAAAATGTAAGTATGAAGGATAGTCCCTATAGAGGTAAAAGGTTAGAAATGCATGAAATTTATAGCTTGTATCAAGTTTTAAAATTTTATTATGAAGACTTAATTGATCTACCTCCGAGTGCTGTGGCAGATATAATGAAAGCGGAATTTGGTTGCAAAGTAACTGAAAAAGACGTATATTTATATCTTCTCATGGCGCCTCATTGGGATGCCAATGGCAATTTAAACAGTTATGATTAATTGTATCAAATGTGAAGAAGAAATGAGATGTTTACCAGATGAGGTTCTGGTAGATTTAACTGAAGAGGAACTTGATAAATACCTAAATTGCGATGAAAGTATCTTTGAACTTAACCAAGTTGAAAGGCAACCATCTCACTCCTAGCGAATTTGTTTACATGCTTCTTAAAAGTGAAGGAGATAAACAAGTTCAGAAATATTTAGAAATCCTACCTATAGACAGTGTAAAATTACAGACACGAGGCTTTGTTAAAATAATGCCCGATCAGTCTCTTGTGCTCCGTCAAAAAGCGTTGGATTTATTTAAAGTGCGAGGATGTGAAGATTGTTGGAATCAATTTGTAATTGCCTATCCTATGAGGGATCAAGGCAGACCTTTACATAATGATATGAAGCGTAATAAGCTTAAATACATATCATTAATAGAGAGAAGTCCTGGATTGCATGAAACTATTCTTAAAGCTATTGCAGCTGAACATGAAGACAGAAAGCAAGCCAGTTATACTAATGAGTTTCGACCGCGTTGGAAAATGATGAGCACATACTTAAACCAAGAAGCTTGGACTATGTATGATGGAATAGAACCTCCAAAAGCGAGTGAGGAACAAAAATACGGAGAAGATTTAATATGAGCGAGGAACACAAAGCGTTACCTTGGCGCCACATATCTAAAGCCTCTAGTGCAGCATTACGCTACATAGATGGTAGAAGAAAGGGAACTATTAAATCTCTAACCACCCCATGGAAAAAGTTTAATAACATTTCTATGGGAGGGATTGAATGGCAGACTATCACAACTATTGCTGGTATGTCTGGTAGCGGTAAAACTGCAGTATTAGGCCAACTTGAGACAGGATTGAAAGATCTTAATCAAGAGGATGATTTTG